GACATTGACGGAGGTAACAAAATAATGAACATTTATGTATTTAACTCACCAGAATGGAATTTAGATTTCGAGACAAAACCTTTAGCACATGAAATACTTTCGAATCCAGCAATCGTATGGAGAAACGAAAAGAGTCTTAATGATGCAATTAAAACAATTCAGAAAATTGATAGATACGAATATGTTGGAGAGCCTACAGGACCATTCAACTCGGGAATCCGGTTTGTGAAAGTAACCGGCTATAGCATTAAACAATTAGATGACGGGCAATATCGTTTGGAGATTATTTTTAAGCCAACTATATACTCGGATATTAAGTTGAATTGTGCGCCAATCACAAAACTTCAGAGCGCTGACTGGAGATCAAAATGGAAACCCGGACAAAAAGTGACAATTCATAATATGTGGACCGGCGAAACAAAAGAAGAAACGGTTCATACGGCTGACGAGGATGATTGTGAAGCACGAGAAGTGTTTCGTAAGCTTGCACTAACACATGCGGATATTGATAGTCTGGAAGATTGGAAAAAGATGGTAAACGATATTCGCAAAACTTTGCTTGACGAGGATGATGAAGATGAAGACTAATTTGGACTTACTTAGATTTTATGCGAGTGATGGACAGAACCCGTATGAACTACATAACAACGATTGGGTATTTGCATTAAAAACAAACGCAACAGGACCCAACGATCTATATTTAAACCCGATGTTTTGGAGTCATACAGAAAAAGACGATGGTAATAGAACCGCACATTATATCGCTTCGAAGTGCGATATGCTAGAAGATCAGCTAATAAGCTTTCGTGCGCTGCTTGGGCTTGGCTTAAGTAATCGACCGACAGCCAATATAGTTATGATTGATACGGATACGGTATATAAATACGGAATTGATGCGTCAGAGGTCATTGACAGCAAGATTATTTTTGCATGCACTAGAATTGGAAAGGTCAATTATGAAGGCGGAAGTACTGGATTTTTTAATTAAGTTATTGAGAGGACAAATGAAATGAACAATGTATTGATATTTATACTGCTGTTTTGTGCAGTACTATTTGTCTTTAGAACTGGATACTACTTCGGTGCTAAGGACTATGAAGAGTATGTTTTAGATGAGTTGGAAGACATGAAACATTACTTTGAGGAACAGTTGGAGAAGATTAAAGCCGATGAATAGGTTGATATTCTACCAGCAAGAAAAACATGGCTCTTAATAGGAGGTAATGATATGAACGAGGAAAAAAAATTTATCGACGAAATGTTGGATCGACTAAGGTATGAAATGAACTACATCAAAGGTGATGAGGAAGAATGGTTGAAATATTGCCAGTCTTACAAAATCTTATCAGAGGCAAGAGAGAAGCTATCAGATAATGATATTAATTGGACTGAAATTATTAAAACAACAATCCAATGCACCACAGTAGCTTACGTAGCATTGAAAGTATTAAAAGTCGAGGAGACAGATTGCGTAACAAGCGCTCTGTTCCCACCATTACTTCGAAGTATTTTTAAGATAGGAGGCTATTAAAGCCTTCTATTTTTTTGTGTTCAGAAAGGAGGTAGCTAGTATGTTGAGAATTAGCAGTTTGGACTGGTCTGCCATTAGTGTTGATGAACATTCAGTCCTTTTGACAACCACCGTTAGTGGAGCGGATGACGCTAGCGTGTTTGACTTCACAGACGAAATTGAACGCTGTGACAAACAGGTTGTCTTTCGGGGTGATATTTTAACAGTCTCAGATTACGGCGTTGATCACTCGATACAGAACAGAGAGTCAACATTCTATATTTTAGCAGAGCATGTTTAGGAGGATTTATAAATGACTGACTATGATGAAATCTCCAACAACGAGGTTCTAGACGTAGAGCCTGAGAATGAAGAAGTTGTTGGGCATATTGTTGAAGAAGAGGAAGTGACAGTACCGGAGAAGCCTAAAAAGAAGGAAGGACTCGTCACTAGAGCTATTGCGTTATTTTTAGGAACAGACGGCGTGAAAGCTGCGATTAAGAACGCTTCGGACAAAGCTTGGGAAGAAGTTATTAAACCGAAGCTTTATGAAGTAACTGCCGATGCATTACACAGCATGGTCGACAATGTTGTGTATCGTGACGGTGGAGTTAGAAGATATTCTTCCGGCAGTAGTGGTAACTATGGAAGCGGTAAGAAAGCCTACGACAAAATGTATCGGGAATCGGATGATGATGTCGTAGTGCATTCGAAAGAAACCAAGACAGCTGTCAAGCCGATTGGGTTCCCAACACGTGAAAAAGCGCTATATGTGTTAAAGGAACTCGACGAACAAATTTATGAGTACGGCATTGCAAAAGTAAGTGACCTGTATGAGTTATGCGGTATTGATGTACAGTTCGTAAACTACTCGTACGGTTGGCGTGATATTTCCAATGCGACGGTATTAAGGAGCAGCGAATCCGGAGAGTGGATCCTTAGAATGCCGACGCCAATTAAAGTTTAGAAAGTAGGTATATTTTCGTGGCCACGATTGCCTACTGGAGACAAGGAGAATGCAAGCCTTGCCCGTTTTGCGGATGCTCGAAGATTGACGTCATATTCGAGTCCGACAAACGAGTATATATTGTGTGCCCAGACTGTGGCGTAAACATGCATGCTGTTTCGAAGTTTGGGGTTAGTGGTGAAAGATTAGTTAATATGTTAGTTAAAAAGTGGAATACAAGAAAAGAAGGAGAATAATCATGAATTTAAAAGATATTTTTAGTAATGTTGCTAGTATGACAAAAGAAGCTGGGTTTGTTATCTCAAAGAACGCTCCAGCTATTTTTGGAGTAGCTGCTATTGGATTGGCAGCATATGGAGTTTACGAGACTGTCAAGTCTACACGTGTAGTAGACAAACATATTTCTGAGTTTGAGGAAAGAAAGGCCAATGGTGAAGAGATTACAACCAAGGAGTTTGTGTCAACAATCGGTAAAGATATTTGGAAACCATGCGTAGCATTCGCATGCTCTGCGGCTGCTGGTATCGCTGGTTATAAAGTAATGAACTATAGACTGGCGAGTGTTACTGCATTGGCTACTGGATTAGCTACACGTCTTGACGTACTCGAAAAGGCGGTAGACAAAAAGTACGGGAGCGGTACTACCGAGAAACTCGAAGAAGAAACATATTCCGATAACGCTGTGGAAATGGCTAAAAACGGCGAAGAAGTACTTAAAGCAGAATTTATTACCATTCCTTCTAAACACACAGGTATGGCGCTTAGTGATGCAGAAGATTTTGTATCGGATGATATGGCATATATGCGTTCGTGGATTGGTATGAAGTCTAGATTGTTGCAAGAACGTTTTGCTCAGAAAGGGCATCTAAGTGTTAACTATATTATTGATGCGCTCGGAGGAGACAAAATCAAAGAGGGAGGTGTTTTAGGCTTTAACGACGATCATCCGTTTATCGAGCTGTCGTTGAAACCTATCACTATCGGTGTAGACGATGATGGAGTATTACTCAAAGAATACTGGATCGATTGGGGTACACCATGCTTCTTGTACGGCAGTGCTGAGTAATGTCTGCCTCTGCGTTACTGAAGATTGAAAAAGCTCGTCTGGATAGAGAAAAACATATTGGTTCATGGGCGTTACGAACCGGTATTGACGATGTGCAGTTATATAACGAAGGAGAGTCGTACGAGACATGGACGTATCACGATAAGTATATTGCGTATAAACTCAATAGGATTAGTCGTAAGTACGACCATGAGACATACCAAGAAATGGTGTATCTATATAACATCAAATTCTATCCAAACGAGTATCAAAAAGAAGTGGATGAAACCTGCTTCGAGAACATTAAGCGTGAACACAGGCTGTTCGCTGAAGGATATTTCGATCCAGAAAAACTACCTCTCACGGCCGGAGATGTAGTTATGTATTTTGCGGAGAGATTATCCGATGATGCGGACATGTCTGTTGCGACTGCGATTGATATTTTACTCGGTAACATTGGAGTTATATATGAGGATAAAGAAGCTTCGGAGGAGGCTATTGCAAGCTTTCTTCGAAGCAACGACTCTCCTCATGAACGATCAATGTTTGATAGAGAGTATTATGATTACAATAGTAGTTTTTGGACTGGTCATAATTACTGTGTACCGTCATGGGAAGACCAGTATGAAGCATATTTGTGTAAGTTGTTTCCATTAGAATGAGGTGATATATTTTGTTAGTTACTAAATGTGATTGCTGCGATGCAATCGAGGACCATGCATATGCAACGGTTCTCGGAGTAGACTTTTGTAAAGAATGCTTCTATCGATATGTGATTAATGGTGAGCGTGACACACTATATTCTGACGACAAGAAGTACGCAGAAGCTGGCGTGCCATGGGCTTCAGATTATCCTTGTAATGATGAAGAATAGCTGAAAAGTACTAAAAGGTACCAAAAACGACAAAAAGAGAGCTTCTTAAAAAACGCAATTTTTGAGAGGTTCTCTTTTCATTTTTTGGTACCGAAGGGGGTTTTCTCAAAAACAGGCCCTTTATATAAAGCACTTTTTAGGCTCGGGTACCAAAAAATACAAAAAAGTACATTGTTGTATAAAAGTTGAACTTTTATAAAACAATAGGGATTTTTACACTTTTTGGTACCTTTTTTGGTACCGCTATTGAGAGGAGGTAGAAGCATGGATTTTTACACGATCGTTGTCAATCGGCGAAAGAGCAACAACCGGTCGGCCGATTGTGTTGTTGAAAGTGATTTCAAGAACAGACGGTCGAAGGACCTTATTTGCAAAGGCGGAAGTCTGTACGCATTTTGGGACGATGACCACTGGGAGCAAAACATCTATCGATTGGTTGAAGTGATTGACAATGATATTTTGAAAAAAGTTGACGAAGTGAAATCGGAGCATCCTGATTGGGATGTTCAACCGAAGTTGTTGTCATCGAATTCATCGAAGAAGTTTGAAGAGCTTGATAACTACTTCAAACGAAGAACACAGTCAGATGTTGTGTTTAACTCAAAGATATTTTTCGCTTCCCACAAACCAAAAAGGGAAGACTACTCAACAAACAGGTTGCCTTATGACCCAAAAGAAGGAGACACGACAGCTTTCGATACACTGCTCGAGAAGTTATATTCTGAAAGCGAGCGTGAGAAGATTCTATGGTTCATGGGTGCGTTGCTCACGAACAACATGAGTAGGATACAAAAGTTTATATTTCTGTATGGAGCGAAAGGTTCTGGCAAAGGAACTGTTATCCATATTTTCAAGAAGATGTTCGAAGGCTACTGGGCACCAATCAACTTGAAGAAACTTACATCAGGTGGTGAATTCAACACAGATGGTGTTAGAGAACTTCCTATATTGATAGACGAGGATTCAGACCTAAGTTCTATTACAAACGACATCGACTTACTTAAGTTAACTGCGCATGAGCCGGTTGTCGTTAACAAGAAGTACCAGAAGCCTTACGAATCTATATTTAACGGATTACTAATCACAGCTTCGAATCAGCGATACAAAGTTAGAAACGTAGACTCTGGAATCACTCGTCGAGCTGTGGTTGTAGAGCCGACGAATTTTACGTTTGATTCTAAAACATATTTTGACTTGATGGAGAGAATCAACTATGAAATTCCAGCGATAGCGTGGAAAGCTATGGAAGTGTTCAACAGTCGAGGCGTATATTACTACGAAGACTATGTTGACCTAGAGATGATTGAGAGTACAGACTATATTTTCTCGTTCGTAAATCTTTACAAAGACACCCTTGGCGACTCTGTAACTCTTGAGAGAGCTTCTGCGCTTTATAAGGAATATTTAGAAGACCTCGGTTTCGACACCAGAGGTTATAAACGGAAGATTAAGACAGAGCTTCAGCGATATTACAGGAAGTTCTATAACCAAAAGAAGGTAGATGGTATGAAACTGTCGAATGTTTATGAAGGATTCAAAAGCGATATTTTCTCGCAGGAGGAAAAGAACAAAGAATCATTAGACTTAGACTGGCTAGTGCTTGCTGAGAACCAAGAATCTTTGATGGAGACGCATATTCTTGATTGTCCTGCTCAGTATGCTACAGACAAAGGTACTCCGTCATATTCTTGGGACAAGTGTAGAACGACGCTCAAGGATATTGACACATCGAAGTTGCATTATGTGAGAGTTCCGGAGAATCACATTGTGATTGACTTTGATTTGAAGGATCCATTAACTGGAGCAAAAGATATTTTCTTGAATGCCAAGGCAGCAAACAAGTTTCCGCCAACATACGCTGAGGTTAGTAAGTCTGGACAGGGGCTACACCTGCACTATATTTACGACGGTGATGTGAGTAGACTTAGTAGAATCTATGACGATGGTATTGAAGTAAAGATATTTACAGGTAAGTCGTCGTTAAGACGAAAGCTATCGCTATGTAACTGTCTGGATGTAACTCATATTTCTACTGGTCTTCCGTTAAAAGAAGAGGTTAAAAAGATGTATAACGATGTTAAAGATTGGGTGTGGACTGAATCTCAAATGCGTGTACAAATTAAACGTGCATTAGCAAAAGAGATTCACAAAGATACTTCATCATCCATCGATTGGATTGCCCATATTTTTGAGCAAGCACAAGCTCAAGGATTGAAGTATGACCTTAGTGATTTGAAGACTGATATTGATACCTTTGCTGCTATGAGTACCAATCAATCTCGTAGATGTAAAGAAGTGTGCAATCATATTTGTTACTGCACTATAGATTACGTTTCTCCATCGTTCACAGTTGGCGATGCTAAGTTCTATGACGATAAGGATATTTGGTTCTTCGACATTGAAGTAGCTCCAAACAAATGGCTAGTGGTTGCCAAACAATACGGTGACCATGAGCCGGTTATATTTGTCAATCCAACTCCAGAACAAGTGGAATGGTTACTTAAAAAGCCACTATGTGGCTATAACAATAACCGGTATGATAATCATATTATGTATGAGGGTCTACGTGGTTCATCGCCAGCAACCATATACCAAGTGTCTCAACAAATCGTTGGAAACGGCAAAAAGGGAAGTGGACGTTCCAGAGTTGCTGAGTATTTGGCATACTGTGACTTGTATGATATTGCTTCCATAAAGAAGTCATTGAAGTGGTGGGAGAACGAAATGGGTATATTGCATGATGAATTCGAGATTGGATTCGATGTACCTATTACAGATGAGTTAGAGCCTCGATGGATTGAATACTGTAAGCATGACGTTCTCGCAACGGAGGCACTATTCAATTATATTTATGAGGACTACAACGCTCGTAAGATGTATGCAGCGTTGTCTGGACAACCAATGTGCGTGTCTAGTTTGCGTCATGCAACATATTTGTTCTTCTCAGAAGACATGAAGAACTATGACTCGTTTAAGGCGAAGTCATATTTGAAGTATACAGACTTGTCAAAAGAGTTTCCGGGATACACGTTCGACCCAATTACTCGCAAGTCTTTATACATGGGCATCGACCCAAAAGAAGGTGGCTATGTATATTCTAAACCGGGTAAGTATAACAATGTCGTGTGCCTAGATGTCGCATCAATGCATCCGACATCTATTGAGATTCTAGGTGTTCTAGGAGAGAATGGTACACGTATATTCTCTGAGCTAAAACAAGTACGTGTTCACATCAAACACGGTGAGTTTGATAAAGCTAGAGAGCTGTTTGGTGGTAGACTTAAGCCATATTTGAATGACGAATCGAAAGCAAAAGAATTAAGCCACGCTCTAAAGATAATTATCAACTCAGTTTATGGATACACAAGTGCGAAATTTGATAACGCATTCCGTGACCCAAGAAACATCGACAACATTGTAGCCAAGCGTGGAGCGTTATTTATGATAACGTTACAGCATGCCTGTGAAGAGAAAGGCTATCAAGTTGTTCATATAAAAACAGATTCAATCAAGATTGCAAACTGTACCGAAGAAGCAAAAGAATTCGTTATGAATTTTGGAAAGAAATACGGATACACGTTTGAGATTGAAGACATATTTAAAAAGTTTACATTACTTAACAAAGCGGTGTATATTGGAGAAACCGAAGATGGCTTTGAAGCAAAAGGTGCTATGTTCCAGCATCCGTTTGTATTCAAAACTTTATTTTCTGGAGAAGAGCTGGACAAGAAAGACTTTATGGAATTAAAAGAAGTCACTGGTTCAGCAAGGATATTCTTAGGTGATAAGTTTATTGGAAAAGTTGCCAATGTATATTCTTCAACAGAAGGAGAGCCATTGATGAGAATTGATGGTGAAAAGAAAGGTTACGTAACAGGAACTAAAGGATATTTATGGAAAGAAGCAAAAGACTTCAAAACTATTAAAGATGTAGACATGGCATATTACAAACATTTGGTTGTGGATGCCGTTAAAGCAATAAACGAAGTGGCTCCATCTGGAGATGTGGTTTGCAGAGTGGAACCATATTTCTCAAACTTATTAACATATTATTAGGAGGATTAAAAGATGAGATACGATACAACAAAACGATACACAATCCGTTCAGCGGAAATTGGCTATGGAATTCGCATGCGTAACTTCTCAGGAGTTGCAACAGATTTTAACAGCGCAGGAAACAGAACATTCTGCTTATTCCTTACAGACGAACAAGCAGAATATTTTACTAACGAAGGATTGAATGTTAAATGGCTTCATGGGTCTGAAGATCGTCCACCAAAGGCGTTCTTAAGCATGACCGTTAAATACCGTGACAAGAGCGGTCGAGAGCTTCGATATCCACCACAGGTTGCTGGTACTATTGATGGAAAGAATAGAATCTATACGGAAGCCGATATTTCGGAACTTGATTCGTTAGTAATCAGCGATGTAGATGTAGTATTCCACGGAGCAAAACGTCCAGACAAAGAAAACTACACTAATTATGTTGACAGACTTGGTGTAAACATCGAAACAGACTGGTTTAACGAAAAGTATGGAATGTAAACTGTATGACTACCAAGTCGACACAGTTTATAAGTTGAAGTCTGGAAAAATCCTATGTGGAAAGGTCGGGAGCGGAAAGACATTAACCGCTCTCGCCTTTTATTTTCTTAACTATGATTGTGAATTGGTAGTAATCACAACTGCGAAGAAGAGAGATTCTGGAGATTGGGAGAAGGAAGCAAAACTGATTGGTGTTGATCATATTTTGGTTGATAGCTGGAACAACATCAAAAAGTACGCCAACAAAACCAACTGCTTCTTCATATTTGATGAGCAGAAGATTAGTGGTTTTGGAGCGTGGGCGAAGTCATTCATCAAGATAACAAAAGTGAACGATTGGATTTTATTGTCTGCTACTCCGGGAGACACGTGGAGTGATTATATTTCTGTGTTTGTTGCTAATGGATTCTATAAGAACAAGACAGATTTTACAAGACAGCATGTCGAGTACGACCGTTTCGCCAAGTACCCAAAGGTTCGTGCGTACCACAACCAAGGGAAACTCACAAAGCTTCGAAACAAAATTGTAGTTACTATGGAAGGCGCATCGCAAGTTAAACGAAGACGACTATTTTTTCGCACAAGTTACGACAAAGAGCTATATTTGAAGTCGCTTAGAACACGATGGAATTACTACGATGACAAACCAATTGAGAATGGCGCTCAGATGACACAGATAGCTAGACGTGTGGTCGGAACATCTGATGGTAGAGCAGAGAAAGTAAAAGATATTTTGCTGAGCACAAATAGAATCATCTGCTTCTATAACTACACCTACGAGCTAGAAGTACTTGAGACGGTATGCAAAGAGATTAACAAGCCATATTCTCAATGGAATGGTAAGAAACATGAAGAGATTATAGATGGTGATGAGTGGGCTTATATTGTACAATACAATGCTAGTGAAGCATGGAACTGTATTAAGACAGATTCTATGCTTTTTTATTCTATGAACTACAGCTATAGAGTTATGGAGCAGGCAGAAGGAAGGATAGACAGAGCCAACACACCATACAAGCAACTATATTACTACTACTTGCTATCAAGCTCGTCGATAGACGATTCTATATTGCGAGCCTTGAGAAGTAAGAAAAAGTTTAATGAGGAGATTTGGGGACGAGATGAAAGAAAGAGACTTTCAGAACCAGTTGATAAAGAAGCTTAAGTCTATATTTTTAGGATGTATTGTCTTGAAGAATGATGCCAACTACATACAGGGCATCCCAGACCTTTCTATATTTTACATGGACAAGTGGGCAATGCTTGAATGTAAAGCTAGTGACTCTGCAAGCTTGAGACCGAATCAAATGTACTACATTGATAAAGCAAACGAGATGTCATTCGCAAGAGTTATATTTCCAGAGAATGAAGAAGCAGTACTTAATGACTTAAGCATATTTTTGAAAGGAGTTGGTATGGATGGACTTCATATGGAACGAGCATAGAAACCTTCGAGGTAAGCACTCATTTTTATCGCCATCTGGCTACCACTGGATTAACTATGATAGACAGAAATTGAGAAATTCATATTTGAATGCTCAGAAGAAAGAAGAAGGAACTCAACTCCATGCGTTAGCATCAGAGCTGATAGAACGACGAATTAAAGTGGCTAAGTTGAAGAGAACATTCAACATATTTGTGAATGACAGTATTGCATATGGCATGGAGTCTGAAATGCCGCTTTACTATAGTGAGTTCTGCTTTGGTACTGCTGATACTATATCCTACAAGGACGGAACATTAAGAATTTTTGACTTGAAGACCGGTGATACAAAGGCGTCATTCATGCAATTAGATATATATGCTGCGTTGTTCTGTTTAGAATACGAGTTGCATCCAGACAACATTATATTTATTGAGAGAATCTATCAGCATAACGAGTATACAGAGAATCATCCAGACCCAAGTTATATTTTAGAGATTATGGGTCGAATAGTTGAACGTGATGAGTGGTTAACAGAACTGCTTACAGAGCTTTAGGTTGGTTAAGGAATCGCAGAAAAAACATGGATGATTATAAGGGGGACTTCTAGTGTTATTTACCAGCAACATTAGAAGTCTTTTTCTTTTTGGAGGTCGTAGTAGAATGATTAATAATGATGTAATTGAACACTATGGAGTAAAGCGAAGATCTGGACGATATCCTTGGGGGTCTGGTGAAGATCCGTTCCAACATGAATCGTTCACATTTTTGAACAAGGTTGATGAGTATCGCTCTAAAGGCATGTCTGAGAAAGAGATTGCAAAAGAGTTTGGTATGTCGCTCACTAAATTCAGAAATGAGATCACTTTGGCAAATGGAAGAATTAGGCAATCGAAGATTGACCAAGCAAGAGCTATGAAAGAAGACGGCGCTACCAATCAAGAGATTGCAGACAGATTGGGTATCGCTGAGTCTTCTGTTCGAAACTACTTAAATCCTAAATCTGGTGTTAGAGAACAACAGATGCAAGGACTTATTTCTGAGTTGAAAGACCAAGTTGATAAGCATCCATATTTGGATGTAGGTCATGGTGTTGAGTATGAGCTTTCGATTGAAAAGCAAATGAATATTTCTAGAGGAAAGCTTGACTCTGCAATCCAGCAATTGGAGAAAGAAGGTTATCACTTATACACAATCAATGTCAAAGACCCTAGAGATTTTGACAAAGCCACAAAGATTAAAGTGCTGACCAAAGAAGATGATATTTCTGAAGTATACAAGAATTATCAGGATATTCGTTCACCAAGAGCATGGACGGATGACGGCGGTAAAACTTGGCAAAACATTGAGCCACCAAAAAACATTGATTGGGACAAGGTTGAAATTCGATATGCTGAAGACGGCGGTAAAGAGAAAGACGGAACCATTGAGCTAAGAAGAGGCGTATCTGATTTAGACATGGGTGATTCTCATTATGCCCAAGTCCGAATTGCAGTTGGTGGCACACATTATTTGAAAGGTATGGCGTTCTACTCTGATGATATTCCAGCAGGAAAGAACATCATATTTAACACTAACAAGCCACAAGGCACTCCAAAGGAAAAAGTTCTGAAAGAGTTAAAGGATAATCCAGACAACCCTTTTGGAGCTACTATTACTAGACAGAATGGGGCGTTAAACATTGTGTATGAAGAAGGTTCATGGGATTCATGGAACAACACCCTTTCTAGTCAGTTCTTATCAAAGCAACCTATATCCTTGGTTAAGGATCGTTTGGATGCTACATACAAATCAACCGCTGAAGAACTAGATGCTCTAAAACAAATTCAGCAACCTGTGATTAAGCAACATTTATTAGACCGTTATGCAGAGCAATGCGATAAACAGACGGTTCATCTGAAAGCTCAAGGCGTATCTAAACAGTCGGCAGCAGTTATATTACCTGTAGTATCAATGAAGCCCACTGAAATCTATGCTCCTAATCTGAAAAATGGTACAAGAGTTGTATTGCTACGTCATCCGCATGCTGGACGATTTGAATCGCCAGAATTAGTAGTAAACAACAAACAGCCAGAAGCTAGAAAGACATTAGGTAATGCGATTGATGCTGTTGGTATTCATCCATCAGTAGCTTCTAAGTTATCTGGAGCAGACTTCGATGGTGATACAGTTTACGTTATTCCAAACAACAAAGGAATGATTAAGACTGCACCAACACTACCTGAGTTAAAGAACTTCGACCCGAATGTTTATGAAGTTGGCCACAAGACAATGGACAAGACTGTTAAACAGTATCAGATGGGAACAGTATCCAACTTGATAACAGACATGACAATCAAAGGTGCACCAATGTCTGATATTGTGAGAGCCGTTCGTCATTCAATGGTAGTCATTGATGCTCCTAAACATAATTTGGATTGGAAGCAGAGCGCAGTTGATAATGGTATTGCAGCGTTGCATAAGAAGTGGCAAGGAAATTCACAAGGTAGAGCATCAACTCTTATTTCTCAGCAGAAGAAAGAAGTAGTTATTCGTAAGCCAAAGCATGGCGAAGTACCAGATGAATCATATATTCTAGATAAGAAGACTAGAGTTGCCATTGATAAGAATGGTGTTAAGTTTAATCAAACATATTATGTAGACAAAGATGGTAAAGAATACTCAAGTAAGGAAGTTGAAACAAGATTTAAGATGACATTACTTGATGATGCAAATAAGATGTCTTCTGGTTCACCAGTAGAGAAGCAGTATGCAAACTACATTAACAAGGTTAAAGGATTAAAGCAGCAAGCATTGAAAGAGTCTGCTAAGATTGACATACCAAAGCAGGACAAGGCAGCAGCTAAGAAGTATTTTAAAGAAGTTAAATCTTTAGAACAAAAACTTATTCGTGCTGAAGCAAATGCCCCACGTGAAAGACAGGCACGCATACAAACTTCATACTATTATTGGAAGAAGTATCAACGGGGTATGGATAAAGATGACCGTAAGAAATTAGTGACCCAGATAACTGCGGCAGCCCGTGCTAAAGTTGGGGCATCATCTAAAAGTGTACGCATTAAAGTGACCCCTAATGAATGGGAAGCTATTATGCATAATGCGTTGCCAAAAAGTAAGTTAACAAAGATGCTTAATTACATAGACACTGATGACCTATTCAACTATGTAATGCCTAAGCAAACAGTAGGATTAGCACCATCTAAGATTAGTAGAGCAAGAGCTATGTATGAATCAGGAAAGACATGGCAAGAGATTGCAGATGCTATTGGTGTTTCAACATCAACTATTCGTGAATACGTTCTTGAGTAATCACTAAAAGGAGATTGAATGCGATGCTAACAACTATTGACAATCCATTCAATCCACACAAAGACTTTGATAAGTGGAAAGAATGGGACAACAGACATTACCACAATACTTGTGAGTACTTAGCAAGGATTGTTGGTGAGATTAGTGATGAGCTACCAGACTCAGAGACTAATGAACTAATCAACAAAGCAATGCTTGAGATCATTGATCTTGATGCACGAGGCATCTATTCATTGATTGATGAAGATGATAAAACGCCTTTAAGTCAAGAAGCTTATGACAATGAGATGGCAAGTTTTACAAGAAATAAAATTGATATCTAACCTTTGATAAGGGGGGGGTCTCGCATTTTTGGATATGTTTATGCATCGCCGCCCCTCTTTGATTTTTCTCCGGGGGTTATTTTTTATATTCAAATCCTATATTTAACCCCATTGAAGTGCCTATAAGTGAGGTGTAAGTATGGCAAAGACTAACAAAAGTAGTAGAATCGGTCCAACAACTAGCGCCTCTGTTGAGCAGGAGCTCATTAGTTTGGCAGTTAAGCAGGCTAGGCAACAGCTTATCGACGGTACTGCCCCTGCTTCGACCGTGAATTATTTTTTAAAGCTAGCTGGAACACGAGAAGTTATAGAAAGAGAGATGCTTGAGAAGCAAGTTGCGCTTCTCGAGGCTAAAGCGGATAGCATTAAGCGCTCTGAAGTTGAGACGCAGGCATATTTGGATGCCATCGATGCTATTAAACACTATGGAGACAACGCAAACTTCAACTAAGTCGTATCATGAGTTATCCAAGATAGATGGCTACTACGAGAGGTTGGAGTATCTCCGTTTATATTCCAATAACCCGGGCAACGTCGACAGATCTCTAATGAATGATTTTTACAAGTCGAAAGAATGGTTGCGATGTAGGAAGAAAGTCATAGTTAGAGATTGCGGTTGTGACTTGGGTGTCACTGGATTAGAGATTCCTGAGGGTGAAACTATATTTGTCCATCACATTAATCCAATAACTGAGGAGGATGTTATAGAGCATTCTCTTCTTTTATTTGACATGGACAATCTCATAACTGTACGAGCAGAAACCCACAACGCAATCCACTACCGACAGTCTTCAAATGAAGTTTTAGTCGAGAGGCGCCCGGGAGATACGAAGCTATGGTAGAGAGGAGGTTGTGAGATTGGACGAAGTCGTTTTAGAGAGTGTTAAACAATTTTTGGGTCCTATGGTTGCTTCAACGAATGCTTTCGATCAAGAGATATTGGGGCACATTCGAGTTGTGCTATTGTCTTTGTCTCAAGTCGGTTGTTTGAGCCAGACGGCGAGCCTACTGAACGAGCAAACTACTTGGAGCGATATTCTTCTTGAGCCACCGAACAACGACCTATCAGCTATTGAGGCTGCAAGAACGATTGTGTGTTTACGAGTGAAGATATTTTTCGACCCACCGGTATCTACTGTCACAACAATGATGAATGAAGAGATTGATGAATTATTATGGCGAGTTAATGTCGCATACAGTGAGGTGAAAGTATGAAACAATTAGTATTACTATCCAAAGAAGAATACGAAGGCTTAATACATTACGGTGTCCCCGGAATGAAGTGGGGTGTTCGTAAAGAACCAGAAACTAAAGGTGGTAGTAAGGGCGGTGGCTCGAACACAAAAGGCAGTGAGAAAAGACGTTCTATGAAGGATAGAGTGACTGCCGCAGCTCCGTATGTTAAGCGTCTATTGGTTGGCGGTTTGCTTGCGTACGCCGGGTATAAACTTGGTGTTGATGCTGAGAAAGGTCGAGCAAAAGAAGCAGCTGCAAGAAAACAGGCCGAGGAAGATAAGGGAACAAAATTCGCTATTCATATGCGTAATGTAAGACGTCAGGGTATTCGTAACAATATCGCCGACCATGTTAGAACAAAAAAGATGAGCGAAGAAGACGCTATAGATCAGATCAAGCTTCTTGAAGATTATGCAACCGGCCGTAAGCCAAGTTCCTACGGCGATCTTAATTATTTACTTAAAGGTTTAGACGATTGGGATGCCACAAAATATAAATACGGAATTGATGCGTAGTAACCATAGTGAGGTGAATGCATGAAACAATTAGTATTACTATCCAAAGAAGAATACGAAGGTCTTAGGCATTACGGCGTTCCCGGTATGAAGTGGGGTGTTCGTAAGGCTATAGATAACCCATTCCTTAGAAGCATGGTGATGCGTGAAGCAAGCAAAATTGCGTATGGTCCAAAGTATGCTGGGCATACTAATAAAAGTGGAGAACGAGGAATGGTTTTAGCTAAACGATCCGCTCGAAATGACTATGCTAATTCTGAGCACTTACGAAGAACCATCATGCGAAAAGCTAGTAATAGTGACGCATACGCAAAAGGTGTAGCTGGTCAAAAGATGGATACGAAGAATCCATTCAAATGGTATCAGAACCGCAGAGGTATGTCTGATGCTAACAGTAAGCGTTTAACGGATAAAGGCATTGAGCGTCGAAGCAAGTACAACAAAGAGTATCGTAACGAGATTGTGAAACAGAGAGAACGAACTGCAAAAGGGAACGGCCAAACTAGACAAACGATTCGCCGATTAATTAACCAACATAGTGATGTTGCGTTCACAGTCGATTTCGCATCTGGTTTAGCTAACTCATTACTCTACGACCTGTAGTGAGGTGAACACATGAAACAATTAGTATTACTATCAAAGCAAGAATACGAAGGCCTCAAGCATCACGGAGTTATCGGAATGAAGTGGGGTGTTCGTAATGATGATAAGCCATCTGGCGGTACGTCTCGTTTTAGTAAGAAAAGTCAAAATGGTGAAAAAAAGAAGGCATCTGAGATGTCAACGGCAGAATTACGAAGAGCAAACGAGCGCATGAGATTAGAGAACGAATACAAACGACTGCTTCGAGAGAGCAAAGCAAAACCACTTAAACAACGAAGTGACAACGTAGCGAAGAACGCAATCGATGAGTCTGCAAAGAAGGTAATCACTCGATTGGCTACCGGGCTTGCGGTGTACGTATTCGGCAACGCAATTAACGAGCGTTTTGGAACACATATTAAATTCTAGGAGGAACTATGATTAAGCAAACAGTTAAGTATGTTGATTTTAATGGGGACGAGAGAGAAGAGAAGTTGTATTTCCATTTGAGTGATTTGGACAGGACAAGATTGGAAGCGAAGTATATTACTGGTGGATACCGGTCGTTAGAAGAGTATTTGAATGGGCTAGTTGCGGAAGGATCGCCAGCGCCGATTATGGAATTCTTAGAAGATTTCATCTTGAGTGCTTATGGTGTACGTTCTGCTGACGGCCGTAAGTTTGAGAAGACTAAAAAGATTCGAGAAGATTTCGAATACTCAATTGCGTATGCAGAATTATTCGCAGACATTTTTACCAACCAAGACAAGATGGAAGCATTTGTTAAGGGTGTAATCCAACCGCCAACGGCACAACCTTCAGACAAGAAAGCACCAGTATCGGTCATTTCCTAGCATCGAGGTAAACTATGCTATCTAATAGGGCTGTTCCTAGAGAGTATGGCAAGTTCAGAAGAGCGGTCCTAGCTGGCAAGATTCCAGTGAACAAACAAGTGTCGTTGGAGATGAACAGGATTGACGCTCTTATAGAAGACCCACAGTACTACTACGACGACAGAGCTATCGAAGGGTTTGTGTCATTCTGTGAGAATGAACTGACGCAAACCAATGGTGATGCGGTTCGGTTATTACCATCGTTTAAACTGTGGGCAGAATGTTTATTGGCGTGGTTTTACTATGCTGATGAAAAAGTCTATAACGAGAAGAAGCATCGCTATGAGACACGAAAAGTACTTCGCCGATTGGTTAACATCCAATACCTAATAGTTGGACGAGGTGCCGCTAAGACTATGTATGCATCATTCTTGCATGCATATTTTTTGTATGTAGACACTTCAACGACAAAACAGGTTGCAACTGCTCCTACTGTTAGGCAAGCAGAGGAGACTTTGGATCCAATCAAGACGGCAATTGTTAGACATCGTGGGCCGTTATTAACATTTTTAACAAAAGGTAACAAGCTATCAAACAATGAAGCTACAAAAGTGAAGACGGCGTCAACAAAGAAAGGTATTCAGAACTTCTTAACAAATTCACTGCTTGAGATTGTACCAATGAAAATCGACAAGCTTCAGGGTTCCAGAGCGAAGATTAATACTGTCGATGAATGGCTTTCTGGAGATATTAAAGAAGACCCTATTGAGGCGATGGCGCAATCAGCACAGAAAGGTGAATGTGTAGATGGCTGGGTTGTACTGGCCATTTCTTCTGAAGGAACGATTCGTAACGGTGTGGGCGACACGATTAAGATGCAGCTTGAACGTATATTACGTGGAGAGATTGTCGACCCTCACGTATCCATTTGGTATTACCGACTGGATAGTGTTGCAGAGGTTGGCAAACCTGAGATGTGGCTTAAGGCTAATCCAAACATTGGGGCGACCGTTCCATATGAAGCTTATATTCGTGCTGTGCATACGGCAGAAACTGACCCGTCAAAGCGTAATGATATTTTGGCAAAACGTTTTGGAATACCAATCGAGGGATTCACATATTTCTTCACTTACGAGGAAACGTTACTTCATCCGCCAAAGTCGTTTGATGGATTTGAATGCTCTATGGGCGCAGACTTATCCCAAGGTGACGACTTCTGTGCATTCACATTCTTATTTCCTCTGGATGGTGAACGATTCGGAGTTAAAACAAGAGCTTACGTGGCTGAGAACAAATACCTAAAACTGCGAGAAGCTACAAGGATGAAGTATGACGAATTCATCAAGGAAGGTAGTCTTGTTGTTATGCCCGGGGGAATTCTTAGACTCCCAGACGTGTACGATGACTTAGATGAGTACATAGATAAGCATCGATACATAGTATTAACATTCGGTTTCGACCCGTATCAAGCCGAGTACTTTGTTGATAGATGGATTAAGGAAAACGGTTCGTTTGGTGTCGAAAAAGTTATACAAGGTGCTAAGACAGAATCTGTTCCTATGGGCGAACTTAAGCATTTAGCTGAAGATCGGTCGTTAATCTTTGACCAAGAACTTATGAAGTTTACGATGGGTAATGCGATAGCTATAGAAGATAACAACGGCAATAGGAAACTATCCAAAAAGAGAGCCGATGAAAAAATTGATAGCGTTTCAGCTTTAATCGACGCTTGGGTTGCGTTCAGAAGGAATCAGGAGGTGTATTAGATGAAATGAATTTTCTAGATAGAGTTAAGAATGCTTGGAATGCATTTAGCAATAAGTACCAAGACGAGATACGAATACTAGATAGAAGAAATGGTGGCTCAAATCTTCAGTACAGACCGTACCGATACAGTAAGGGTTCCATCATTGACACTATCATCAATCGTATCGCTGTCGACGTTTCGATGGTAGAGTTCAAGCACGTCAAAATAGATGGGGATCCTGAAACTGAGCAAGAACAGAAGACTGGACTCGACAGATGTCTAACGCTAGAAGCAAACGTTGACCAGTCGTACATTGACTTCATTCAGGACATCGTATTTTCTATGATGGACGAAGGTGTCGTTGCGGTGGTACCAGTTGATACGAAGTTTAATCCAAACCTAACCAACTCTTACGATATTTTAACCATGAGAGTTGGGAAGATTAAGGATTGGTATCCTAGAGCTGTCAGAGTATCTTTATACAACGATAGAAGCGGAGATTACGAAGATGTTGTGGTTTTCAAGAAGAACTGCGCCATCATCGAGAATCCGCTTTTTTCTATTGTCAACGCTGACAACTCAACATTGAAAAGACTTGTTAGAAAGCTGTCCTTGCTCGACCAGTTCGACGAAGGCCTTGCGAGTAACAAGTTGGATTTAATTCTACAGCTTCCGTATGTGGTTAAAGGCGACACAAAACGTCAGCAGGCGGAAGCACGATTGAATGATATTACGGAACAGCTGCGTTCGAATGAATACGGTATTACATACATTGACGGTACGGAGAAGATTACCCAGTTAAACCGACCTGTGGAGAATAGTTTATTGAAAGAGATAGAGTACCTTTCAAATGAGTTGTTTAACCAGCTAGGCTTAACGAAGTCTATCTTTGACGGCACCGCATCTGAGCAGGAGATTCGTTCATACTACGACCGAACAATCAATCCTATCGCTAAGAAGATTTCTTTAGAGTTTTCTAGAAAGTTCTTATCCGATACAGCCAGAACTCAAGGCCATACTATTACGTACCATTCAAATGCTTTCCAGCTAGTTCCTATTAGCACTTTAGCGTCTGTTGCAGACACTCTAAGACGAAACGCAATAGTCTCAACAAATGAAATGCGTAAGATTATTGGCTTCCCTCCATCCGACGATCCGAGAGCCGATGAATTGTTCAATCCGAATATTGCGGATGTCAATCAAGACCCGGGAATGGGTACACCAATGGCTGGATTGGAAGGAGCGCCTGAAGAGACGGTTCCGCCAGAAGACGATGCAGTGTATGACGAAGGTATGTTGTAAAGGAGATACGTGAAATGAAAGACAAATTTGATTTCGCTGGATGGGTCACAAAGAACGATATTCGTTGCTCGGATGGAGTAGTGATTCGCCACAACGCATTCCATTCCAATGATTCTAAGAAGGTTCCATTGGTATGGGAACACAATCATACCAGTCCGGACAATGTTCTTGGATACGTCCAATTGAGTAACAGAGATTCCGGTGTGTATGGTTATGGATATTTTAATGATAGTGAACAAGCTAACAATGCTAAAGAATTGGTTCGTCATGGGGATGTTATGTCTATGTCAATCGGAGCAAATAAGATTGTCAGAGAAGGCAACAACAATGTCGTTAGCGGCAATATTTACGAAGTTAGTTTGGTGCTTGCTGGGGCAAATCCGGGAGCTGTTATCGATTCGGTTATTACGCACTCGGCAGATGGCGTAGATGAAGAGAAAGCAATCATCATTACCGACCAGTTACTTCATTCGGCAGAGAACCCAGACGATGAAGAGGACGACGCACCGAAGAAGAAACAGGAAGATAGCGGAGCAGGGGACGATGCTAAGGCATTAATGAAAGATATTTTAACTGAGCTAACACCTGAAGAGTCTGAAGATGTAAAGAAGTATATCAGAAGTCTTGTTGGCGATGTTAAAACCCCAGAAGATTTACAATCTAAAATTACACCAGAAATCGCTCAGAAGATTATGGACCACATTATGGATATTTTGGGCGAAGGTGCAGAAGATGAGGAAAACGAGGAGGACGACGAAGTGAAACAAAACATTTTTGCAGGAAACAGTCAGGATGATTACTTAGAACATTCTCAGTTATGTGCGGATATTTTAGCTGACGCACAGGCAACAGGTTCTTTGAAGACTGCCATGATTCAGCATGGTATCAACAACATTGACCAGTTGCTGACTGTAGAAGTAACAACTGGCGCACCAGAATTTATTCGACCTGAAGAACCGTCCATGGTGGACAAGATTCTTTCTTCAGTTAAGTCAACACCGAAGCATTCAATCCGTGGTCGTTGGGCAGATATCACCAATAAAGAGGCAAGAGCTAAAGGTTATGTTAAGGGTAACGAAAAGTTTGAAGAAAGCTTCGGTCATTGGAATCGTGAGACGTTCCCACAGACAATCTATAAGAAACAGTCTTTAGATAACGATGACATCATCGACATCACAGACTTCGACGTTGTAGCATGGTTACGTAGTGAAATGCGTGACATGTGGAGATACGAGCTTGCTCGTGCAATCTTCATTCCAGATGGACGTGGACCGACAGATCAGGACAAGATTAAGGAAGACAAGATTCGTCCAATCACCACTGACGTAGCGGCGTTTGTTACTCAGGTTCAGGGCGTAACTGCTAAGACCTTTATCGAGGACATCTTAACCAACAAGGTTAACAACTATAAAGGAACAGGAAGACCGGACATGTATATGGACGAATCACTGTTGGTTCAGGTGCAGTTGCTGAAGGACGATACTGGTAAGTATCTGTTCGGTGACATCTTAAGCCGTGAGTCATTAGCATCTAAGATTGGTGTCGGTGAAATCATCACTCCAGACTTCTTAGATGGAACTGGTATGGCCGTTATGGTAAACCTGAACGACTACGAACTTGCAGCACCAGAGAAAGGACGTTCTCAGACTTATGAAGATTTCGACATCGACTTCAACAAGCATAAGTATCTGATTGAAGGTCGTGTTGCTGGAGCGTTGAATAGACCGAAGTCTGCAATTGTGTTTAAGACAGGCGAATAATTCAAAATGGCTAAATTTGTAGGTACTCTAGCCGTTGTTACTGGTTATACAGACGATACTGGCATTTGGCGAAGGGTTGTTAAGAAGATACCGGTTGCTGGGGACCTACTTAACGACAATAAAGTTGATATTGGTTCGGGAGATAAGGTTAATGACGACCTTACCTTCTCGAACCGTTTTTCGATTCTTGCATCGCCGGATATTTTAACCACGCTGTCCCAAAATTCTGAAGCGATAACGCCAATCTACATTGAATATTTTGGGATCAAGCTGAAAGTAACGTCGATAAGCATTAAATTACCGAGAATCGAGTTGTCGGTTGGAGGTGTTTGGTTAGATGAGCAGGATTGATATTCATACCAAGTTGCTGCAATTTGGTAAGGATAACGGCATTAAGCAAGTTTATTTTTGCCCACCAGACAATGCGCACATTAAGTACCCGTGTATTGTCTATAACGTAAAGGACAATAGATTATTCTCTGCCGACAATAAGGCTGGTTATTTCAACTTTGTTCAGTACGAGGCTACGATTATTACCGAGGATGTTGATTCTGACTTACATTATAAATTGGCTGATTCTTTTAAATACGGATCGGTACGAAATACATTTATACAAGATAACTTAATGCATTATGTCGTTTCTATATACGACCACAAGTAGAAGGGAGAATACTACATGTCTAAATTAAAATTTGATAAAATTGGTGAACGTTTCTTTGAGACCGGCGTTAGCCAAGGTGTTTTATTCCCGGGTGCTCCAGCGAATACGATTAAAGGCGTACCATGGAATGGTTTAACTGCATCTAACGTTACTCCTGATGGTGGAGATGCCAATGATCAATACGCTGATAATATTAAATACTTAGCATTGCGTGCAGCTGAAAACATTGGTGGTACAATTGAGTGCTTTATGTATCCTGATGAATTTAGTGACTGTCTTGGCTATAAGACCCCAGCGGCTGGAGGTTACTTTGCTCAGCAGAAGAAGTCTCCATTCTCGTTCTGCTGGATTTCACAGTATGGCAACGACGTTGATGGAACTGACTTTAGTGAGAAACTTCACATTGTTTGGAACGCAACATCAAATCCGGCAGAAAAGAACTACGAGACTATTAACGAGTCTCCAGAAGCTGGTACAATGTCATTTGAGTACTCAACAATTCCTATGGAAGTTAGCGAGCCGGGATACAAACCGACTTCATACTTTGAAATCACAAAGACTGAAGAAAACAAGGCGAAGTATCAAAAATTAATTGACGCTTTATACGGAACTGATGGCACTAGCTCTTCCGAGTCTCACCTGTTATTACCAGATGAAGTTATCGCAATGTTAAAAGCAAATTAAGGAATTCAAAATGGTTAAAAAAAGGAGCCTATTCGCTTTTAGGCTCCTTTAATGTTTTTGGAGGAACGTAATGATAAAAGTTAAAGTCGAACCGGTTGAGGCTTACGATTCTGTCTCTGAGCAGTTTTTGGAATTACCCGGCGGTATATTTCGCTTCGAGAATTCATTACGAGCTATAGCGAAGTGGGAGTCGAAGTATCAAAAGTCTTGGTTTGAGACTTGCAAAAAGAAAAGCGTTACTGAAGATCAATTACTCGATTTTATGTGCTGTATGTGTATCGACGGAAACTTTCACAAAGAGTATATTACGCCTCAACTAAGGGATATTCTATTCGATTATATTAATACAAAACATTCAGCTACGAGTGTTAGTTCAAAAGGCAAACGAAGCAGGCAAGTTATGACTAGCGAGCTTATTTACGCTAGCATGGCTATTGCAAGAGTTCCTTTTGAATGCGATAAATGGGAGATTAATAGGCTTGTTATGACATTAGAATGCGTAACAGTTCTACAAAACCCGAAGAAGAACAAAAGTAGAGTACCACGTCAAGAGGTTCTCAAAGAGTACGACCAAATTAATAAACGAAACCGTGCTAGGTTTAATTCGAAAGGATAGCTTATATGAAGGTTCATTACAAAACAAAGAAAGACTTCAAGCGATTGAGGAAAATCTTAAGAGGCTATTCGCATCTATCACCAGAAAAGAGAATGGACAAAGTTGGCCAAATCGTAACGGAAGCATTGGCTGAGAACACTCCTGTAAGCACGGGGGAGTTAGCTAGTGGCTGGGACTACAAGCTTGAAAAAGAGAAAGGCGGTTGTACCGTCAGTGTGTATAACACAGCGCACAGTGAAACTGGTGATAACAGCTTGGTTAAGATGCTTGAGTATGGTCATGGAACGGGAACAGGCGGTTATGTTCGTCCTAGACCATTTGTTGAGCGAACCGTAGATAGTTTAAACCCAATTATTATGGAAGAAGTTGGGGGTGTTTTAAAAGATGTCGAGTAGACCAATAGATGAAAAGATTGTCGAATTAGAACTCGATAACGAAAATTTTGAGAGAAATGCGAAACAGTCTGTAAGAACGTTCAATGAAATG